ACCAGCATCTCCTGAAGGTGCAGCTCCTGATATGGGAGCCGCTCCTGATATGGGAGCCGCTCCTGATATGGGAGCCGCTCCTGATATGGGTGCGGAAATGGGTGCTGAACCTGAAATGGGTGCTGAACCTGAAATGGGTGATGAAGAAGGTGGTGACGATAAATTAAAAGCCGTTCAAAAGTTAACAGGTAAATTAGGTCAAAAAATCAGAGACATTCAAGACGATTTAGAAAGTGATGATATCAAATATATTATCAATTCTGTATTATCCGCAGTTAATTTGGATAAGTTAGAAATGGACGATAAAGAAGAAATATTGAGCAAGTTTGAAGACGAGGAAGATTTTGAAGGTGAGGGTGGATTAGGTGATACTGAAGGTGGTGAAGAATTACCTTCTGAAATGCCAGCACCTGAAGCGGGTGACGAATCTGAATTAGGTGAAATGGACGGAATAGATGCGTTAGAAAATTTAGTTAATATGAGTTTTGACGAAGGTTTTGATGATTTCGACACTCAAATACAACCTGAAGAAATGAGATTTGATGATGAGGATGAGTTTGAAGATGAAGGTCCGGTAGGTCGTCACGACGCATTGGATTCAAATATTGATTTAGAAAAAGAAAAGGTAAGAAAGAAAACAAAACATTTTGTTGAACCTGATAGTGAAGAAGATTTGTATTTTAGACAAGCTTCAATGGATTCAGATAATTACGATAGTGATGCTGATATCTTCGGTGATGACGAATATGGTGATATGTTCAATTTTGATTTAAAAGAAGAAGACCCAATGGGTGATGAATCAGAATTAGAAAGCTTATTTAACAAAGAATTAGATATGGCTAAATCAATGGAAGATGAGAAAGAAGACGGTTTTGATAATGATGCACATTTGGCTCACTTTGATAGACAACAATATGGAGATATGGATGAAGTAGTAACCAAAGAAGTTGATATTAATGAGTTAACCGATATGATTAATAATAGTGTTAAAGAAACATTAAGAAAACACTTTGAACAATAATGTTTCTTTTATACATCAATGAGTTAGGACGAGACTATAAAGGTCAACGACAATACGAATTTATATTCGGTAACGATATTGATGTATTAATGGATGAATGGTTTATAATTCCATCTTCGGGTAGAGCAATTCCACCTGAATTAGAACAAATTAATTTAGTGGGTTTATTAAAAAACTCAGAATTAGAATTAGATTTGGTTCAAAATTCAGATTACTTTGGAATGATAGACGCCGTAGATGGAATTGTTGCTTTAGGATGGGAACCTTTTGATATACATTCAGAAGAAAGACCTGAAAGAGTTTCTTTTCATTTCGGTGAAGACATTGATAGTATCACTGAGAAGTTGGAGTCAAAGGGTTTAAGATTAATAAATGAAGAAATTAAATACAAATTTTAAAATGAAACGCAATCAAATTGTTGGTTTATTAATTAAAGAAGGATTTTCACAATCAACTTTAGTTGTTATGTCAGATAAACAATTGGAAATGTTATCCGAAAGAATATTGGGAGAACAAATTAAAGCTATACCTGGTAAAACCGCATATAAAATAGATGGTGAAGGTGATTTAGGTAGTTTACCTCCAGCATCTAAAGGTTATTCAGTATCAATTGACCCTGTCGATAAAAAACCAGTCGCACAACCTATGGAATCTGAAGTTAAGGAAGGATTAAAAGGTGGTCAAAAGAAATTGGATAAAAACCACAATGGTAAAATAGATGCACAAGATTTTAAAATTTTGAAAGGTCAAAAAAAGAAGAAAGAAGTTAAAGAAGAATGTTGTCCAAAATGTGGAGTAGTTGGTTGTAAATGTGGTGAGAAGAAGAAGTTGGATAAAAAGAAATTAGAGGATATTGATAAAAAAGAAATTAAAGAGTGGGTTGATTCTTTGGTGGAAAATGATTATCATTCATTAACAACTAAAGATGAAATTATGGAACTTATCAAAATTAAACTACACGAACAACCAGATGTAATGGAACCAGATATCGATGTAGAACCTGATATCGATATTGACCCTGATATTGATGCACCACCATCACCTGATAAAGACCCTTTCATTGACCCTTGGCAAAATCCTGGTGAAGGACCTGACCCAAGACCTAAGTTCGAGAAAGGAAATGGTGGAAGTATGCCCGCATTTATGGAATTTAAAAATATTTTGAAGTCGATGAATCAACCAAAAGGTGCAGATTCTATTTCAGAATCAATTATGAAAAAAATCAGAAACGTATTGAAAAATGGCAAATAAACAATTTAATGAGGATATGAAATTTGCTGATGATAGTAGACCTGATTCAGGAGTAACTAATAAATTAGTCGATAGAGAAACCCCATTTAAAAAAGTAGATTTTCCTGAACCAAACGAAGAAGGATACAACAACTACGAAGAATTATTAGCTAGTGATGAGTATACAACTGCCTTAGGTAGATTATCACGTTATACAGGTGTTAGTAATATCGGTACTGGTATACAAGGTAGGTATTATCAGTTATCAATGCAAGCTAGTAGAATATTATCTGAGATACAAAACGCCGAAAGAAACCACGAAACTGAATTAGAAGAGTTATGTGAGAGATTAATTAGGGAACATTTTAAGGTTCCTGAAAATAGATTACAATTCGACATTAAATTACAATCTGAAAGCATTCAAGTAAATCAAGATGCTGAAGAAGAGGAAGTTCAAGAACAAGAAGAAGAATTAGTTGATGAGGTTTTAAATTTAGAAAGAGCTAAAAGAAGATTATTAAATGCAATGACCCAAGGTCACGCAGTTGATGGTACTTGGATGTTTGAAGATGTTATTCCTGAAATTCAAAGAATTACAGGAGTTCAGAATTTAACAGACAAATATGCAATTTTCGTTTCAACTATGATGTTAGGTTATTGGCAGTTTCCTGAAGAAATGATGGAAGCAACAATCTCCGAAGCTCAAGGTGCTGGTAAAACAAGACTTGATTCAACAACAAATCCTCCAACAGTTATTGCAAGAGCGGTTATATTTCCTTTCTTAATTCACGAAACCATTAAAGGTGTTATGGAATTCTTATCAAAACAAAGAAATCCTGAAGACCCTGAAAGAGTTCAAAAAGCTATGGATTTAGAAGATACCGTACTTCACGAAATTTGGGACATTAGATTAGGTCCTGCAATTTGGAGAAGATTATATTCATTATATCCTGAAGCGATTAAAAATGAAGAAGAAAAGAAAAAATTACAATATTTTATTTACTCAAATGTTGCTAACTTACCTGTAAAAGAATTTTTAGTTTTAATGAAGGAAGTTATAGGTAACACAGAAATGGGTAAAAAATTGATTGGTGCTATGTACTATGATTTAACGAGAAAAGTAGATAGTGAAGAAGTTACACAATCAACATCCGAGTTCAGAAAATTAATTGAAGAGCTCGCACCTAAAGTATCTGGTGAAAGTTTACAAGATATGTTATCAGGTTTAGGAATCTCATTATCAGGACAATAATACAAAGACGGTTTTTAACCGTCTTTTTTTGTATTTATATATATGAGTAAAATTGAGCAATTAAAAGAATATGCAAGAATCATTAAAGATACTCCATATGCTTTAAGAACATATCTACAAACGTATGATAATACGCAAAAGAAATATGTTCCTATGGATTTGTTCCCTGACCAATTACAATTGATTCAGGACTACGAAGACTACAACGAAAATATCACTAAAAAATATCGTCAAGCGGGTGTTACAACAGTAACTGCTGCTTGGTTATCTAAAAAACTACAATTAGCAAAACCTGAGAATCCTGAAAGAGTTCTTATTATTGCGAATAAGAGAGATACTGCCATTGAAATGGCAAACAAGGTTCGTAATTTTTTAGAACAATGGCCTGAATGGTTAAACGTTGGATTCTCTCCTGATAAAAACTCCGAAAGTCGATTTAGATTAAACAATGGTTGTGAAGTAAAAGCCGTAGCAACATCTGCGGATGCGTTACGTGGTTATACGCCGACAGTTCTTATATTTGACGAAGCTGCATATATCGAAGCAGGTGAGGACTTTTGGGCTGCTTCAATGGCGTCACTATCTACGGGAGGTAAAATTATCCTTATATCCACACCGAATGGTTATGACCCAATTTATTATGGGGTTTATGACCAATCACTTCGTGGTATGAACGATTTTCATATAACGGATTTAAGATGGTTTAAGGACCCTCGTTATACCAAAGACTTGGTTTGGGTTAAATGTCAAGACATATGTCATTATATGTTGAATAGAGAACAATATAATGATGACGAGGTGATTCTTCGTGAATTCGATATGTCTAATTACAAAAAATTAGAAGAGGATGGTTACAAACCTTTTTCATCTTGGTTTGAATCTATGTCTAAGAAATTTAAATATGATAGACGTAAAATCGCACAGGAATTGGAGTGTGACTTTTTGGGTTCGGGAGATGGGGTAATTCCTGGTGACATTCAAGAAAACATTGCTAAAAATATGATTAGAATTCCGTTTGAAAAATATATGCAAGGAACTTTTTGGCATTGGAAAGAACCGATACAAGACCATCGTTACATTATGGGTGTGGATGTTAGTAGAGGAGATAGTGAAGACTTTTCATCAATTAATATTATTGATTTCGATGATAGAGAACAGGTTGCAGAATATATTGGTAAGATACCACCAGATGATTTAGCGGCAATTGCATACAAATGGGGTGTACTTTACAACGCGTTCATTGTAATTGATATAACGGGAGGTATGGGTGTTGCAACATCAAGAAAACTACAAGAATTAAATTATAAAAATTTATACATCGACGGTATTAATACTCAAAACATATGGGAATATAATAGAAAAGCGAT